GTTAATCTTAACGCCGACCTTATTGTTTAGAAATACAGCCATTAGGATTATTCCTCGTCTTTCTTAGTAGATGCTGGCTTTGGTGCTGAAGTAACCTGCCCGATTTTCTTCAGGAAGGCTTCGTTTTCTTTTTCCCATTCGGACATTTTAGCTCCAGGTAGTTAGAACGGATAGTGACATCTCGCATGTAAGCAGGTCACCAGATGCCGCGTTAAGAACGCTTGGCTGGCTTACTGCTCCCACATTATAAGTCAAGGTGGATGCTGCGAGTTTGTTGAACACGCCAACTAGGGCATCTTCAATTCCATTGAGGTTGCCTTCATTATCAAACAAAGGCACGGTGATGATTATCTTAAAATTAGCAGTTGGAGCAATCGTGTTGTGTTGATTGTTATTAGGCTCTAGATATGGATCAGAAGGACTAACAATTACAGAGTTAGCCAAGACTGTGGCTGGTGGGAATGCAAATGTCTGCCACTTACTGTTATCGACTAATGCTGTCGCAATCGTGGTTCTAAGAGTAGTGAGAGCAACTGGCATTATCCGACCATCGAGTCAGGGCTCAAAGCGTGGGCTAATAAGCCACGAACGCGAGCCAAGAGAGTGTTACCCATACGATATGGACTAGGAGTAAAGTCTGGTGATACGCCGCCTGTAGAACTAACTTGGCGAGCCTGCCAGATGTCTACTGCAATCATCAATGCACTTTCTTGGACGGCTGAATCTTGTGACCAATCAACATAAGTATCTGCTGCAACTTGACCCAAAGGATTTACTGGATGATAAGGCTTTGCTGTGTTGTTGTTGCCTGTAATGGCGTAAGTAATGCTGTAAGCACCAACGCCTGTGATTGTCTTGTTGCCATTATGCTTTGATCCGTTGCCTGATACCACAACTGTCTGACCTACATAGAAAACATCTTTTGTAGTTGTTTCAAAATAAAGTGTGCCTGTGTCTGTTGTATTGCTGTGGGCTACATTGAATGAGTAGTTATTCCATAGCATTGGAAGAATGACGGCATCAGCTGCATCGCATGTCTGTTGAAGGGTGGCATCAGCATAAAGCGAGCCAACACCTAGTGCTGAGCGAAGTTCTGCAACTGTGCAAAGTGACATTCCATATCCTTTCTAAAGACTGGGAGTGGAGCAAGGGCTGCGCCCCACTCCCAGCGACTTAGGGTGTTACTTATGCCTTGTTGTTCTGGAAAGCACCAGCTGCAACCTTAGTTGCGATTGCGCCAAAGCCGTAGTAACCAATTGTTACTTGACCTGCAGCTGTTGATTCTGCACGAAGGCGATATGTTGGTGACTCATACCATGTGTAAGCATCTGGGTTCACGATGAGGATTGTTCCATCGCTATCGCCAGCGTTTGTAGGATCAACATAAAGGTTGAGTCCTGCAACATTGCCTGTGAGTGATGTAGGCGCTACTTGACCGCCTGCGTTCATTGGCTGTGATGCTGTGTAGATTGGACGACCTGCATCGTTAAGTGACATGATATTTGACCATTGTCCTGTAGATACAATCATGTTGCGAGCAAATGGGTTAGGAAGTCCTGCTGTTGCTCCATAAACAGAAGCTGAACCGCGAGCAACTACTCCGAGAAGTTCTGCTGCTGTTGGGTATGTCGCTACTGTTGTTGCATCAACTGTTGCACCAGCAATAAGCGCTGCGTTTACTGCTGCGTTTGTTGCCTTTGCGTAAGCTGCTGCCATGTTGCGCACTAGCTCATCGAAAAAGGCTGGAGATGTACGATCTAGAAGTTCAACAGAGAATACTTGTTGTCCTGCGTACTTTTGTACTGTTACAGATAGGAAAGATGAGTTCTGGTCTGTATTAGAGAACGCATCACCTTCTGGCTCGATTGCAACTGTTGGCATTGCTGTGATTTTTGGAATCTCGAATGTCATACCTGCATCAGGAAGCACTCCGCGAGAGATTGCATCGATTGATGGACGGATTGTTGTACCGAGTGGGTTGATGATTTCTGACAACTGGCGTGTTGGTACTAAACCTGCGTTGTCTGTTGTGTCTGCTGCTGCGCGTAGGTACTGACGAGCATCCTCATCACCTAGTGCTGCGCGGATTGTGTTCTCTGCATACTTAGCAGCTGTGATTTCAATGCGTGGCTTTGTGTAAGCCATTGCTGTTACAGTTGGGCGAGCAGCTTCAACCGCTGGTGCTTCAACTGGTGTTGCTTCGACGGCTGGAGTGGTATTTTCCACGTTGGCTATCTCGCTTTCTGTTGGTTGGGTTTCGGATACAGCTTCTTCTACCTTTTCGGCTTCTTCTGCTGCAATATCAGTAACTTGAGCAGACTTAAATGCTGGCTCTGTTACTAAACTTACTTCGACTAAGCGAGCAGCGGATACATAAGTCACGCCGTCCTTAATCTTTGACTTAAGAACCTCAGCGCCAATGCTGAGTCCTGATTGCAATCCTTCTTCTGCAAGGATTAGCGCTTCTGTGCCGCGTTGTGAACGGCTGATTGAAAATACTGCATCGATGGAGTTCTCTGACTCGCTGAAACTTACTGCGCGACCTAAAGGCTTCTTCACATCGTGCTGGCTAAGTAACTTGATTGACTTAGCATCTGGAATCTCGATTGAGCCAGAAGCAAAGATAACTTTGCCGTAGTTTGTTGATCCAGCTTCTACATTCAATGGCACAATCTTGCCAGAGATAGTTCTGCTGGCAGAGTCGGCTGTGAGTTCAGCTGTAAGGGTTACGATTTGGTTCATTCCATACCGTTGCTTCCATTAGGTGATAGGTCTGTCATTTCCATTGCTTGTTCTGTTGTGATGAGTCCAAGCGATAGTAATTTCTCAATTACTGCGAGTTCTTGCATTGGGTCTGTGCGTAGGAAGTTCTTGTCAATATCGAACTTGACCACATGACCGCGAGCAGTAATGTCATCCATAGATAAACGATCTTCAATCGCTGAAATAAATGGTTGTAAAGATAATGCCAGGAATTGCTTGCGCTCATCTTGAACATTTGAATAAGTCATTGAGTTATTCATCTCAGCAGAAACATAATAAGCAGGTACATTGCAAAGGCGAGCAATCTCTGTAGCAAGATTCTGAATCGCTTCGTTGTACATCATTTCTTTTGGTGAGAATGCAACTGGTGTGTACTCAAGTGTTGATGTCAAGTAAGCCGTAGAACGATTATTCCGAGCAGATTTCCATGCGTTAAGTAATCCTTGTACTTCTTTCGGATCAAGGTCTGCACCGTTGTTCTTGATGTAGCCAGTAGCCATTGGAGTACCGGCGGCAATAGCTGCTGCCTTTTGTACATCGATAGCTGCGCGGATTGTTTGAACTCCGCTGTTAAGGATGCCATCACCTAGTGATTGGAATGTTATGAGAGAACCCAAGCCGTCCATTGGCAATGTAATGCCATCGACTGCATAAGAACGAACAAAAGTGTTTGTGCTATCAAGTGTGATAGTTACTCTTTGATTAGCGATCCATTCAAAGCGAGAAGGACGACCATCCTCGTTGTAAACTTCAACAACTTTCCAAAAGGCTTGTCCATACATGAGAAGCGAATCAACAGTCCAAGCAATCGTTACTGATCGTGGTTGTGAATATGAAGGTTGCTCCATCCATAGCGGAGAGCCAAGTTCTTCATTTGTTGATTTGCGATAAAGCTCTAATGGAATTGCACCGATTGTGCCACAGAGAAGATTGCGGCATCGTTGTAATGCAGGAACTGAAATCGCTTCTGTTCTTGAAACATAGGCATATTGAAAGGGCATTGCATAAGGCGAGTATTCGCCTAACACTTGAGGGGCGGACTGCGCTTCGAGGATTGGTTTAGTTTGTAATCCGAATGTTTGCAGTATGCGACCCATGTTTACATATTACCACACTTTGTCTAATATTTGACAATTTAGGGGTTTCGTGTCTAGGTAATAATTTGTGGCTTTGGAGCAGGAAGCATCAACTTACTAACGACCATTGCCAAGCCGATAGGAGCTGAGATGTCACCTGCTGACTTTCTCTTAATAATTCTCCAAGCAGAGTCATTGACCTTAGCTGCACAGTTATTCATCTGCTGGATCAATTCTGCCTGTCCATTGTGAACTACGCGATGATTGACCAATCCTTCAAGTAAATCGCCACAGGCTTTGTAGAACTGCTGACCAGATACATCTTCTGTCATTACACCAGCCTGAGAGAGTCTGTCTGCAATAGTCTGAGTTGCATACTTGTCATAGCAGACTAATCGCGGTTTATAGATGTCGCACCAGGCTTTTATGCTAGCAGCCATCTTGAGTTCATCGATAGCCATTTGAGAGCTATAGGTTTCTAAGATTCCAATGCCAATCCTTCCATCTGGAAGAAGTTGTCCTGCGACTAATGATCCGTTTCTCCGAGAAGGACTGACATCGAAAGCAAACACAGTATAAGCCCCAACAGCCATTTCAAGTGTGTTATCCGATGTTTCTTCAAGTACGCCATGCGGCCAGGGCGATTGCAATGAGTCAATCCATTGACAGAGCGTTTCTGTTCTTGTCTGCTCGATTGGATTTGTTGCGATGGCTTCTTCAATTGATTCTTTTGTGATTGTGTAGCCGAGTGCTGGATTGCTAGGTGCAACAGCACTTTTCCAAAAGAAATCAGATGTGATATCTATCTTGCAATACTGAGGAGCGCTGTATTCATAGTAACCAAAGGTTTCTGGCGGATAATCCTTAGCGCGTTCAACTAAACCATTAAGTACGCTGCTGAAATGGTCGCCAGCGTTGCTTGTCAAGAATGTCTGCGCATTTGCCCTAGCGCGAGTCACAGGTACTGCTGCTTTATAGCCTTCTTCTGATATTTCTCGGATTTCATCAATCCATAGCAAGTCTGCTGTTCGTCCGCGTGGTGATGATGAGTTATCTGAAATGACATCGAGGGTTGAACCATTAAGCAGCTCTATTCGTTCACCACCGTTGGCATAACGGATTGCCTTTGTCATTGCCTTTAGTTCCGGAGTCGATTCTATAATCCAGGCAATTTCTCTAAAGAGCATTAACGATGTTGCGCGGTTGGCTGACATGATGATGACCTTCTTCTCGCCACCATAGAACATGCCCCAGATAACACGCACTCTACCTAAGTGGGATTTACCATTCTGACGAGATATGAGCAGCAAAGATGTCTTGCGACGATAATTATTCTTCTTATCGACAGCCATCATGTCTTTAAGCACGAACTCCTGATAAGGCATCAGCTTGTCCATTTTTAGACGATCAATCATGTCTAGGATTTCTTTATAACGAGAAGCACCCTTGAGAAGAGGGCTGTGAACCCTCGGTTCAGTTGCCCCTCGCAGGGGAAGTTTCTTTTTGGGTTTATCTGTCATTGACTTGGATTAGGTCGAATCTTAAAAGGACTATCTTGCATCGGTTCGGACTGCATCGGGGATATACGGGCAGA